TGGTTTTAATGAAGGAGTTACAGGAGTTTATACATCTGTGAATCGTGAACCATCTATTAAACGTTTTGAACTTAAAATATCTAAATAAATAATTAATGAAATAAATGGGGGGTTTATATGTCTATTACTGCTATGGTTATTGTTATCCTTGCTGCTATTATTGTTGTGGCAATTTGCTATACTTGTATTTACTTGAGCAAGCATGGTGTTAATGTTCAGAAAGGTTTGGAGACTACTGATAATGGATTGACTATCGCTAATACAATTGTTGATGCATTGAAGACTGCTATGCCTGAGAATAAAGTGGTTAGTGTAATTGATAAAATTACTGGCTATGCACAGACGGGTGTACAGGCAGCAGAACAGCTTGCTAAGTCTGGTCAGATTACTGCCGATCAACGTAAAGAGGAAGCACAGAAATATATTACTACTGCTTTGAATATGGCTGGTATTGAGATTACACCTGAGATTCAGACTGCAATAGATGGAGCAGTTGAATGTGCCGTTGTTGCTCTTCCAAAATCAAATATTGTAAAACATACAGTAACAAAGTAAATCATTGTTCCTGCAAAAAATATAAAGGAATGGTGAATTAAATATGAATGAAGATGATAAAACTCTTTTAATTCAAGTAAATGAACGTTCCGAATCTAACGCTAAG